GTGCGTGCACATTAAAACCCAACTTCTGTATATAATAACCCATCCAACCAGGATGGTCATCTTTGGGTTCTCCAGCATGGGGCAAATTGCCTTTTTGTTGAAAATACCATCCATGAAAAGCTCTCAAGCCTAGCCCAAGAACAGCAATTCCAAGCGTTGCAACTTCCGTCATTTCCATTTTTGGTGCAATGCATGACATCAAGCCATCTCGACGTTGAAGAAAAGCTTCTTTTTCAAGCTGAACTCGTGTTCTATACATTCCATACATTCCAACATTCGCCAAGGTCATACATGACACTGGAAGTATCATTGACGACATTCGTTTCTCCTTGTAAGCGAGATACGACATGGGACAAATGCAACCGAGCATTATTCCATTCAACCATTTCAAATGCCAACGCACATCATAGTACGCTGCACGTTTTGCCCACAAATTAATGTAGTGATTCATAGCTGGCAAATTCATAATGCGCTCTGGCACGAAGGAAAAAATCCAAGGTGTGGCATAATAATCCAATCCTCTTCTTACCTCGTGTGCAAGTTCTATGGTCAACATTGTCTGTATTGGTCTCCAACCCAAAACTTTCCAGAAAAATTGATCAGGAAATACCCACGATTTAACGTAGGCAACAACTGAATCCTTCATGAAACTTCCAACGAGTTCTTTAAACTCTGAAGATTGAGGACGAAATTTTTTACATTTGCAAGCAGTTGGTGTCTGAGAACAATCCAAACACAAGCAATCGCACAAAGAGTGTGGTAGTCCACACTTGGGGCACATTGGGAGTTCAATAAACTCTTTAGTCCTTGCCAAAACATTTTGCTGTGCTTTTTTATGATTTTTAGACATCCAAACAACTGCTGTAAGCATTTCCTTCAAAGTCAAATTTTGTGCTTTCTTGGTTCCACCCTTTCCATCTGGAATGTCCGCAAAACGCAAACTATATCCAGTACTCTTAGTATCAGGTGTAACGTATGGTTCACATTCAAGCATGTCGAGTTCCCAGACATCCTTTGTTAAGGATGCTCCCTGCAATTCAGGATGATATGTGTTTAAAGACACACCACCATTTATGCA